GCCACAGCCAGCGGTGAGATGCGCCGCCTACGTGAATACGTAGGCAACATGATCGACAAAGCGTTGACAAGGAACATCCCAGAAGGCGCAGTTGAGGAAACTGAAGACGGCCCAATTCGCACGCAAGGTATCAAAGAAACATTAGAACGCGCCAAAGAAATCATTGAAGATGGCAAAGCCAGCAAGAACTTGTTGGACGCAGCCCAGAATCAAGCCGCACGTATCCTGCGCGGTGAAGACCTTGGCAAACAGGTATACACACGTCGTGAACTTGCTTCAAGCAAACGTGTTGTTGACAATGTTCCCGGCAGAGAAGCTGAGACACGCATTGGAGAACGTCGCACATACAAACAGGTAGGCTACGAAGCCGCGCTTGCCCCCGAAGGTAGCGCATTACGTGAGCTTCAAGATGCCATAAAGCTGTATGAACGTACAGCCCAAGAGGGTGAGATTGCTGGTGAAGGTGCGGCTGGTCAAGGTCAGTTGTTCCCTGAGACCCGCAAAGACATTGGTTATATCCGCGCCACTCCTGCCAACTTTGCCAAGTCACCACAGATCAAGCCTGTATGGGAAGCGTTGGAGCAGTCCCGCAAGCTCAAAGCAGAGCTAGATCAGAAGACCCAAATAGATAAAGCTAGAGCCGTTGTAGCCGTCAAGGAAGTTGAAAGCCTTACAGCACTGGTTGACAACATTAAAGCAAACACCAAGTTCTTTTGGGCAGACACTACTAAATGGTCAAACGAGGCGTTGGCTAAAGCGTTTGTTCCGTATCCTGATATTGGTAATACAGCCGCAGAGCAGGCGCTTGTTGACATTTACCTTAAAAGCCCTAAGAGTCTTTCTGCACAAGAGAAGGCATCCGTTGACACGCTTATAAAATCTTTTACCGCAAAGGCGTTGCCTAAATATCAAGAAAAATTAAAACAAGCGGTTAGTATGCTTGCCCAAGGTGAGCGGCTTAACGACTTTAACAACAAGTTGCTTGGCTTTATGCAAGACTCTAACAAGAGTGTTCGTGAAGCGGCGGAAGCTAAGAAACAAGCGCTTGCTCCTTTGCAAGAAGCGTTAGATAGGATTAAGGTTGCGCTCAAAGCGTCGCCTGTTCTGACAGAAGCTCAGAAAGATGCAATTGGTTTAGAAGGCAAGATCAGCGACCAACGTGCCAAGTACAGCCAATCTGTTGAAGCAGCTATCAAAAAGACCAACGACCAAATGGTCGTGGCAAGAGATGCCATCCTTAACCCACAAATTGAGCCAGTGCTGCGCTCACTCAAAGCCGCAGGTACGCGCCTTGAGAAAGTGTTGGATGAAATTACTAACGCAGAAGAAGCGTTTGATGCAATGCTGGAGACCGAGGGCGGCGAAGAACGTCTGCTCAATTCTCCATACCAAGTTGAAAGCTTGCGCAAAAACAAAGCAACGGCTGAGAAACTTATTGACCAGATTCAAGAGCAGTCAAAGATATACGAAGACCTGCTCAAGCAAAAGAACGAGGACTTTACACGTAGCTCAATAGCTGTACAGGCTATGCTGGACAAGAACGTCAAGTATGAGCGTGAATATTTAGAAATATTAGAAAGCCAGCTTGCGTTTGTGCGCGGTGAAGACATTGACGCAATGCAGGAGAAACCCGGCGAGCGCCGGATGTTTGAAAAAGTAACGGCTACGCAGAAGTATCCGTTTGCTGCTCGCCGCGCTGAAGAAGCAATTAAAGCTCAACGTGCTGCGCTGGAAGCTGCAAAGAAACGTGCTGACGCGTTCAAGAAAGAAACTGACGATACCAAAGACAAAATTGAGAAGACTCAGAAACAAGCAGCTACAGATATTGCAGAGAAGTTGCCCGGCATTCAAATGTCAAAAGGCGAAGTTAGCAAACTTAAAACAGCCGCTGAGAAAGAAGCTGAGGCAAAGAACAAGGCCGAGCTTGACCTTACCGCTGAGACCATTGATGCTGGCAGACGCGCTCAAATAAAGCAGACCAAGCTGGATGAGTTGAACACCGAGCTTGAGAATTTGTACCTTGACTTTGCTGGGCGTGCTGGCCCAACAGACCCTGCGTTGTTGCAAGAGTTTGCGCGTAACAAGAAGAAGTCACCCGCTACGCGTGCGTATGCACAAGCCAAGCTTGACTTGTACAACCAGATTGAAATCCTTGAAGCGCAAGAAGATTCACTCAAAACAGGTAAGCCTTTTAGAAAACCTCGCACTGCCACTACGCCGAGCACTGCCGCGTTGGCGGGAGCCAAAGAGTTCCGTTCAGGTTCTGAAGATCAGATAAAGCAACGCCAGAAACGCGTTGATGCGGCAATTGATAAAGAATACGCACGCTACGAACGGCTTGAAGCAAAAGCCACAATGCAGGCAGACAAAGAAGCACGTAAGTATGCTGAGGATTTGTTTGAGAGCGACGACTACATTGAGCCGTCTAGACAGAGCTACGAGTTCTCACGCGGTGTCCCATCGACAGGCTTGACCAAAGCTGAGCTTGAGGCGGAGCTTACTGCGGGTATGGGTGAGCCTGTTACCGGACGCGGCAGAGAAGCTCAAGTTAAACGTGCGTTGAGTGTGTATGAGAATCTTGACGATTACTTAAGCCAGTTTAAAGATGCCACACGGCAAAAGTTAGAAAGCCAGATTCCATCAGACGCTAAAGGTTTTGTGCAAGACGGCAAGGCGGTACTGTTTGCCAACAACATAGCCAAAGGCGAAGGTCTGGGCGTATTGCTCCACGAAGTTGGCGTGCACATAGGCTTTCGCAATTTCTTTAACCAAGCGCAGTACAACGCTTTGGTTAAGACAGTTAAATCATGGGCTGCGCGTGAAGACGGCTCTATGGAAGCGCGTGTTGGTAAAGCGGCAATGGACAGGGTTAAAGCTGCTGAAACACCTGCAAACCAAATTGATGACGAGCTTTTAGCGTATGCCGTTGAAGAAGCAATGAAAGCCGGGGTAGACCCAGAAGGCGTGAAGAAAGGTTCTGCTGTGCAAAACTGGTTGCGCATGGTGGTCGATGCGTTTAGAAAAGCGCTTGAAAAGTTTGGCATTAACGCCAAGAACTTGACTGCTGGAGACTTGGTTAATTTTGCTTACGGCGCGGCACAGCTTGAACTCAAAGGGACTTGGCACGGCACTGGCGTGGAGTTCAAAGAGTTTGACCACGCGTATATGAGTTCTGGTGAAGGACACCAAGCATTTGGCTATGGTACATATCGTGCACAGCAAAAAGGTATTGGCAAAAACTACCAGCGTATTGCGTCAGAGAATCAAGTTGCACAATGGGCAGAACGTCCTGATGTAAAAGAATGGTTTGAAACACAAAAACCAAAATTTACAGGTACGTTGCCTGAAGGAACGCCTGATTGGTTTTTAGAAAGTGCTTTGTTTGAATCCGCCACAGCACCAAAAGGGTTAAACCCGTACAGAGTTTTTAAAGACACTTTTAAAAATAATATCAAAGAATTGGAGAACTTGCCCTCTGTTGATGAAGCAGGTTTTAAAAATGTCACAAACGCTGAGTTTAAAAATAAAATCAAAGAACTTAAAGACCTTGCAGAAACTGCGGCTGATAATTTGACGGCTGTCTATGATGAGCCTGTATATAAAGGCAGACCGCATTATGAGTTGTTTGGAGACAGTCCAGCCGCACACGCCGTTTTAAAGTTTTTTAGAACTGACCTTGCAACGGGTAAAGAACCATCTTGGAAAAACGCTTTTGCAGAAGCAAAAGCGGATGCTGAACAAACAATGAAAGTGTTTGAGCAAACTGACCTTGAAAAAGAAAGCAATGCTTTTTATAAACGCTTTAAACAAGTATATGACACCATAGACAGCCTTGACGTAAATGACTTTAAATACAACCCGCCGTCCGGCCCACCTGTGCCAGAGCCAGTTGGGTATTTGTTGCGCACGCTCCATACCCGCCCAGAAAACGAATACGTTCATTGGGACGACTCCGCAGACAAACAACCGCCGGTTGTAAAAACTGTTTTTAAACGTATCTACAATTCGTTGACCCCACCACAAAAAGAATTTTTTGACCGCTCCATAGGCACGACTCCGCTTGATCGTCAAAATGGGCAGGATTTGTATCAAGCGTTGAGCGCTGTATTTGAAAAGTCCGGCACACCAAGCAGGCTGTCCGACAGGATGGCGTCTGAAATGCTGTACGCCGAAGGTGTTGCAGGCATCAAGTTTTTTGACAACCCATCAAGAAAAACCAAGCAAGGCACGTTTAACTACGTTGATTTTAGCGACAAGGGGGAAGGCGCTCAAATACTGGGTGTTGACCTTGAACCTGTGGGGCAGACCAAAGAAATGCTGTTCTCCCGCGCTGTTGCACCGGGGTTTGAGGATGCGCTGAACACAGCCAACGACATTATTGCTAAGCCCAAAACAGTTCGTCAGCGGGTTGAAGCTAACCTTGGTCTGGCATTCCGTACGCAGGTGCTGGATAGACTGGCTCCGCTGGAACAAGTTGCCAAGACTATGCTCGACCCGCTCAAGGGCACGCAGATGATGTACTACCTGCGCATGTCAGACCAGCGTATGTCTTTTGTTCAGCAGGCTGTTGGCCGTGGCGTTCCACAACTTGTTGGCTACAAGCGCAAAGACGGACAGACGGAGTACCTGATTGAAAGCAAAGAAGGCGTTAACTTGTCGTCTGTGGTCGACACCTTGAAGGACGCACCCGGCATGAATGCTGAAGCGGCCAATAAGTTGTTTACGCTGTACTTGGCTGGCAAACGTGCTGAACGTGTTGGTTACAACAAGCTGAACTTCTCCAAGACAGAATCTGAGATACGCAGTGCCGTTACTCAAATTGAAGGTAACAAAGAACTGTTAGGCGTGTTTGAAAAAGCACGCACTCAATACAACAACTACAACCGCAACCTGATGAAGTTCATGGAGTCTACGGGCGCTATGTCTAAGGAAGTTGCTGAACAGCTTGCCAGCACCAACGACTACATTCCCTACTACCGTGAGCGAAACGGCAACGCCGAACTGGTCATTGGCGGCGAAGGCACGTTCAAGATGGGTAGCCTTAAAGATCAACCACAACTGAAAGAGTTGATTGGTGGTGAAGAAAAGATCATGGACTTCCTGACAAGCTCAGTGGAGAACACGTCCATCATCATGGATATTGGTTTGCGCAACAAGGCTACTACCAACGCCATGTTTGAGTTGGTTGATCTGGGTATTGCCCGATTTGTTAAGCCTGACTCAACTGGCCCCAACATTGTGCGCTTTAAAGATCGCGGTGAAGAGAAGGCTGTTGAGATCAACACACGCAATACCGACTTCCCCGCCGACTTACTGGTAAAAGGACTTGAAGGCATTCCTGTAAACAACTCTGCGCTTATCAGAGCTATGGGCGTTCCATCCAACTTCTTACGTAAAGCTATTACCTTAAACCCGTTGTACTCCTTGCGTCAGATATTCCGTGACTCTGTTGCGGCTCCTCTGCTGTCCGGTGCAGACATGTTGCCTGTCATTGGCGCTCTTAAACAAATTGGTGCGTCGGCAACAAAAGAAAAGCTGGAGGCTCGCGGCATTGTTGGTGGGCAAGTATTCACTGGCACAAACGAAGACCTTACCACTATCCTTAGAGAGTTCCAGTCAGGCAAGATGGGTCTATCTCAGTTGATGGCACGCGCCGAAAGTATTGCAATGGAGGCTGACGCGTCTACTCGCCGTGCTCAATACGACTCTTACATCAAGCAAGGGTTGTCCGAGATGGAGGCCACGCTGATGTCGCTGGAGTCAATGAACTTCAACCGCAAAGGTGTGTCGCCCAGCGTGCGCATGGCGTCTACGCTGATACCTTTCTTCAATGCCCAGTTGCAAGGTTTGGACGTTTTGTATCGCGCTATGACAGGCAAGATGCCGTTTAACGAGCGCCTAGACATTCAAGGAAAACTGTACCGCCGTGGTATGTTGCTGGCTGGCACAGCCGTGGCCTACGCCTTGCTCATGCAGGACGACGAAGCCTACAAGAACGCCAACCCTGATGAGAAGTATGGCAACTTCTTTGTGCGCATCCCCGGATTGAAAGAACCTATGCGTATCCCAATCCCGTTTGAGATTGGCTATATCTTTAAAGCTTTGCCCGAAGCTATGGTCAACATCATGGCAAACAAGCAAGGCGATGAAGAAGCCTACAAAGCATTCAAACAGATTGTGCTTCAGACCATACCGGGCGGCACCTCTTTGTTCATACCTGCCGCTGTGAAACCTGTGATTGAAAACGTAGCCAACTACTCGTTCTTTACTGGGCGCTCACTTGAGACCAAGCGTGAGCAGAATCTTGAGGCGGCTTACCGCTACCGAGACAACACTTCTGAGATTGCCAAGCTCATTGGTCAGGCTGGCAATGTGTCACCTATCAAAGTAGAGAACCTAATACGCGGCTACACCGGCTCTATGGGCATGGCGTTGGCTCAGAGTTTTAACGTGGCGATGCCAACACCAAAAGGCACGCCAGAGCAGGCTACCAAGCGTTTGTCAGAAACTGCTGTGATCGGCCCTCTGTTCCAACCCAATGATGCTGGCGGGATTGTGGGCGCTGTCTATGACCGCATGACTGAGGTAAAAGAAGTCAAGAACACGTTTGACGAGTTGGTGAAAGATGGACGCAGGGCTGAGGCCAAGGAGTATCTCCAAACAAACCTCAACGACTACGCCGCGTCAGCAGTAGGCGGCAACGCTCAACAGCAGATGACTCTGATTACTCAGGCAATGAATGCGGTCAAAGCGTCCAATCTTCCTCCAGATCAGAAGCGAGCGAAGCTGGACGAGTTGCAGGCTTTGCGTATAAAGATCGCCACGAACATCCGGGAAGCCTTCGATAGAACCACACTCCAAGCATCCCGTCCTTAACGCCGGGTATGCCATAAACTTTAAAGGGTTGGGGACCGGCGGCACGTAGCCCCCGTTCCTTTATCTCCTCAACATTCAGCCCGGGCACAAAGAACCCATCACCCGGCTCAAGCTTCTCCCACGGATACATTATTACCATTGAAGTGTTCTTCCTCAAACGTGATGTGCATTGCGTTAACTCTCATAACAGGGCCGTTGGTCTTGCCGAGCATATCTTTCTTGGTGTACTTGACGCGGAACATTTTCTCCATCTGCTTCTTGAACTCGTCGTAGCTAAAGCTCATGCTGACGCAATGCTTCTTGAGTAGCTGTTCCTCGATGTAGTATTCCCTGAACCCATCAGCAAGCGTGCCATGCTCCACACGCCCCAGCACCTTAGACCTTGTGAGCGACTTGTCAACCGACTCGCCATCTCCCCACGCAGCCAGCAATCGGCCATCTGCTTTCTTGATGATGATGAAGCTGCCGTAGTTGTCGCCGGTATACGCATTGAGTACGTCCTCGGCGGTGCGCACACTGCCACGGATGATGCCGCGTGCCTTGTCCACAACGAGTTTCAAGGCGTTGATGACTTTCTGTACTTCCACATCAATGATGTTGGCGTAGTCCCTGCGCAGGAGAATGGCAGACGCAACAATTACAGTACAGCCAGCGTGCCAGTACCGCTCGTCGTCATCAAAGTTCATGACTTTTTTCAAGTGCGCGTGCGTCTTGGCAACGACTTCCTGAGCAACATCTTGGTGCTTGGTCAACCATCTCACCCATGCTTCACCAGCTACGCCGTAGTGACGCTTCATGTCCAGCAGTACTTCGCGTTCCTTAGGAGTCCACGACAGCTTGATGTTTGGGTTCCACTCCAGCATACGCAGAAGCTCGCCGTTTGAACTGAACTTCCTTGCGCCAGCCATGTAGTCGGTCAGGCTTTCGTTGGAGGTCATGGTGCAGGTGGTTTTCCAAGACGTGTTGTTGAGCCGCTCCTTATTGGCTCCCGCCTCCATACGCTCCTTGCCCTGCGCTTCAGCAAAGTCAAAGATGAACACTGGTGCCCATTCCATGTTGGCACGTTGGGTGTTGGTGATCTCGTCCACAAGCAGAGGCATACTGTTGAGCAAGCCAGCGCGTTGTTGCATGGCTACTGGGGATGTGCCTTTGCCTGTCCTATACCTCAGGGGGTGACCCCATACACCAGCCTTGGCGCTCAGCACCAGCGACTTACCAGTACCAGACTCGCGAGAACCAATGTGCCACACAAAACCCTCGTACTCGGTGAACCGCATCAAGGAAGCACCAAACGAGTCCAGACACACAGCCAGCGCCGTCTCCATGTTGGGCTTGTCCACAAAGATGGTCTGCCACAGCTTCTTCCACGTCTGCAAGTCACCGTCGCTGTTGGTGTTGCGGTTGATGTTCTCCAGACCGGGCATGGGGATACGTGTCTCTCTGCCGTCCTTGGTGAACACACGGTTGTTGTAGACGAAGCTGTTGTCCTCTTGCCAGCCACATTGATAAGGCACGACAATGGGCTTCTTGGCCTGCGATGCCTCACCTACACAAGCACGCACATACTCATAAAGCTGTTTGTCGTAGCCTGCAAAGGTAGACACGATGTTCTGACTGGCTAACCACTTAAGTGTCTCGTCCTTACTGACAATAGATTTCTGCGGGAAGTTCAACGTCAGCACACCTTCGGGACGCACAGCGGCCATGTGAACCAAGTGATCGCTCTCCATCTTGAGCAAGTCAACCACAAACAAGTCGTAGGGAACAAGCTGGATGGTCTTCTTGCTTTTCTTGCCCTCCTCGTCTGCCTCCTCCTTGACAAAGTACACACCGCCGTTCTCGCCGTAGCTGTAACCCCTTGGTGGGAGTGGGCGTCTTACTGCTGGTATGTTGTCTGGCGTGTCGCCCTCATCGCTTTCATCCAGCGCAAAGAACTCCTCCTCAACAAACTCCTCGCTGACAGTTGACAGAGGGATTACTTTCTCTGTGTTGTCTGCCTTGAGTTCCCGCCCCAGTATCAATGGGTTGGTGATCTTGCCCCAATGTGGACAACCTGTGCATATCCCGGGATTGAGGGAGTCCATCGCCACGCAGGAGTACGGCCCTTTGATCTCAGCCAACTTTTGTTGCATCCGATCTAGCGGGTATGGGTGCATCTCTGACAACCACACAGCCTTTTCTTCGCCGTCATTGCAGACCTTGGCCCAAGAAAGCAGACCACGCCATACAGGTTCTTTGCCGTCATCCTGTGACGTGTTGAGATAGTCCACGACCTGACCGCACTTCGATTCAAAGCTGGCAAACAGCGTGGTGCTGTTCTCAATGAGCTTGACTTGCGCCTTGGTCATTGCCTTTGAGGGACGTGCGCCGGGCAGGGAAAGTGTCTCGACCCTTTGTATCGGATCAGCTTTTTCAACAAGGTGTTTGTCGATGAGCGCCGCAATGTCTTCAAACTTAAAGATGTCGCCCTCGGCCAGCAGTTTCACTGGCATCGGCTTGCTGTACTTCTTCTTGTGATTGAAAGTTTCTGGGAAGCGCATCACCCTTGCGGAGTCAGCCGTCACCGACATGTCGATAGACATCTTCTCCTGCGCACACAGACGTTTCAAGTTTTCAGCAACAGGTTTCCAAACATCAGTTGGCAGTTCTTCTGTCAGAGGCCAGTAACAATGTATTCCACCACCTGAAGACACAATCCACGGCTTGCCCAGTTCAGACAAGCCAACCTTCTCCATAAAGGCATCCAATGCAAGGGCGGCGGCTTTCTTAGACTCGTACCCATCCATGTCGATGAAGAACGCTTTGATCTTCAGCGTGTTCTCTGCCGTGCGTTTACCAGCTTTCGCAAAGGTGGATAAAGCAAAGAAAATGTTGTAGTCGGCTTTGTTCCAGCGGTCTACATAGGGTAGTAAGTCCTCAAGTTTTTCAACAAAGGCATGTTCTCTCTTTTTGGTTAGTTCGACCGCGCAGTAGTACCCCGTACCCGGAGACGGCAGAACCACCGCTAGAAATTCAAGCGGAGTCATATCTGTCCTTTGGGTTATTTGAAGTCGTCTGTCGCGTGGTCTATGCCTTGGGCAAAGCCGTCCTCAAAACCTTCGTGAAAAGCTTTCTCTTTGCTGTCAATAAGCTCCGCCGTGCGCTCCACAAGCACCTCAATCCAATCAGGGGTAACTTTGTCGAAACCAATGATGTAGATATAGCGCAGAAGTTCGTTGTTACTCAGTTGTCGAGGCTGAATGCTTTGCATGTTTTTCTCCAAGCCTCGTCGGCGCTACTAGATGTTTGCAGGATTTTGAGAAGCGAACTGACAACAGGCCGGTACGCTACGAAGACTTCACCACCACCGAACCAGTTGTAAACAGACTGCCGTGAAGCGCCTGTTGCCTTGGCTATTTTGATGACTGGGAAATTGTGATGGACAGCCCAGCGCCCGAGTTGGTTGCCCAACGTCTTAGGCGCTTTCATGACCATGTCGATTGTTTGATTTGAGTAAGCCATTTTGATAGGGGCTTGCGCCCCACCCCTTTCTTACTCGTCCCAATCGTCAACCATTGCCGCCAAGGATGACTTCTTGGCAGGCACGGCACTCGGCTTCTTCTCTTCCTTGCGGACAGTAGGCTCTTCGCCTTCATCCTCAGCAACAGGCTCGGCCTTGGCTTTCTTAGCCTTGGGTGCGGGTGCTGGCGTTTCTTCTTCCTCTTCTTCAACCACCTTGGCAGTTGGACGCTTGCCGCCAATAGCTAGGGGAGCCGCCACGTTGTCCATCTTGGCAACAGACATGGTGATAGCTTTCTGAGCTTCGGGGCTCTGACCTTTCTCCACAATGTTGGGGTACTCGTCATCGTTCAACCAGCGCATAGCTTTGAAGAACAGTTTGGGGGACTCCGACTTGGTATCAAACTTCAAGCGTGTCACAACCTCGCTGGGGTCAACAGGGTTGGGGGTCTGCGCCAACAAGAAGCGAGCGTAGGCTTGCAAGGGGCGGTTGTCGCCTTCTTCTTTACCAAAGATTGACTTGGCTGGCAGAGTCAATTGCAGGACATCTCCCTCCATGTCGTTGGCAAGAACAACAGCAACGCGTTGTTGATAGCGGCAAGCACGGCTGTTACCTTGACCTGAGCCAGCGACATTCTGTGAGCAGTCAGTACAGGTAGCGGCTTGCTTGTTGGATGCGTCAGCGCTTGGCTTCTCACCATCGGATGACCAACAGTCAGGCGCGTTGGCTTCGCCGTCATAGGACTTCATGTAGAACACACGTCCGATCTTGGGCGCGGCGGCGACAATCACTACATCAAGGTAGCGTTCTTCGATAGCGGCAACTTCTTTGCCAGAGCTATACAAGCGGAACACGCCGCCTTTGATTGAGATGCGTTTGCCGCCATCACTACCGCCACTGCCAGCAAGGGCTTTGGCTACGGCAGACAGACCTGTGCGGTTTTTTACAAATGCAGGAACCGCGTCCTGATTAAAAATGGTCACGTTACTCACGTTATATTTCTCCTGATTACTTGGTTGGTTTACGAACAGAGATTGCATACTCAGAGACTGAGTTCAATCCGGGGGGTACGAGGCCGGGGTTCTCTTCAAGGAATGTCGACATGTTGGTCTGCGCTATGCGCTTCTCAAGCAAGTCAACTGCTTCGTGCTGAAGCACAAAGGTCTTGAACGAATCCCAGTCTTGTGTGTTGTAGCGTGTCTTGGTAGACAACACCACAGTGCCTTGGTCAGTGCGCACAGAGGACACGCCTAGTGCAAGCATCTGATCTTTTAGTGCGATCTTCACGGCGTCTTGTTGCCGCTTGATCTCTTCAACTTCATTTTCGTACCCTTGAGTCAGCTCTTGAATTCGAGCCGCCATTCTGCGGTACACCTTAGCCAGTTTGTCCATTGGGACGTTGGCTAACTCCTTGCTCTCCTCTGTGGGAGGTGCTTCATCATCTATGACTGAGGTCATTTGCTTCTCCTATTTTTTGTCTAAGGTTTAACATCATACACGGAACAAAATCTCTTGCAACTCCTTTCTTAAATATTTTTTACTTCGCTATCAAACATGCCGACAAGCAACGCATGGTCAGTAACTTTAGCGGCCATTGCTTTGAATAGTTTTTTCTCAATTGGGCTTGACTCAATGTGTACCACAGTAACTTTGTCAGAGTCTTGACCCTTGCGATCTGCGCGAGCAATACATTGTGTGTACATCTCAACAGACATCAGAGGGCCAAAGAATACAACTGTGTCGGCGGCAGTCAGGGTAATCCCGTGGGCTGTTGCTTGGGGTTGCAACACCAGCACGCGTATCTTGTCAGTAGTCTGAAAGTCCGCAATTATCTGACCGCGCTTTGTTGCTGTCACGTCGCCATGAATTTGTCCCACGGCAAAGCCATTGCCTGACAAGTGCCGCACGATAGACTCAATGCTTGACCTGAACAGCGCAAAGATAATGACTTTTCTCTGTGTCTCCTCAAGCACTTCGTCCAACACATTCAGGCGTGGGGACGCATCGAACTCCACAACTTCT